ATTAATTGATTAAATAATTTTATGAGCGTAATCATTTACCAAGATCACATAGAAATTCTTGAAGAAGAAAATGCAGAACTTCAAAAAGAAGTTCTGCTTCTTCGTAGGAAGGTGGCTTATTATCAGACAATTCTAGAAGAGGAGGAAGGTAATGAGTGGAGACTGTAGAAATCAACCAGTCATTTTTTATTCTGAAGAAATGACTAAAACTAAAATAACCCTTCTATCTCTTAAGGGGATAAAGTTTGTAGAGGATTATAATGGAAAAAGAAGAATTAACACCTGTAAAAGTTAATCTTGCTTTAGATGAGTTAAGACCATATATAGAAGCAGATGGTGGTTATCTAGAATTTGTCGAAATAGATTATACAAATAATGGACCTGTAATAAAAGTAAGGTTACATGGTGCATGTTCATCTTGCCCTATGAGCGATCAAACTATGAAAATGGGTATAGAGAGACATATTCAGATGATATTCCCAGAAGTTTATGAAGTCGTTCAAGTGGAATAATGGACTTTGATAGTGAAATACGTTTAGATCATCTATTATTCACTGAAAGAAAATGTCGTGTATGTGGAGAAACAAAGGATCTTGTACAAGAATTTTACGTAACTAGAAAGAATAGAACTACATTATCATCATACTCTTATGAATGTAAGGATTGTACAAAAGAAAGAGTAAAAAGAACGAAGAAAAAGAAAATAACTAATAAGTGGGAGTATCCAGATTGGTAGTTCATGCACTGTTTCCCCGTTGAAAATATGCTTTTCAATAAATAATTTCAGTATAATTCTGGATTCGGAGAACATAAGATGCCACTAAATTTAGCATCTCCAGGCATATTGGTAAGAGAGGTTGATCTTACTAATGGACGAATTGATCCAACAACGGATAAGATTGGAGCAATTGTAGCACCTTTCCCAAAAGGTCCTGTTAATTTACCAACACTGGTAAGTACAGAACAGCAACTAGTAGATATTTTTGGGGAACCTGCTGCCATCGACAAGCATTACGAACACTGGTTAACTGCATCATCATACTTAGCATATGGCGGTAGTTTACAAGTAGTAAGAGCATCGGGAGATAGTTTAACAAATGCACTAGCAGGAGCTGCAAGTAGCATAACAATCAATAGCACTGAAGATTACGTAACAAAGACTTACGACGAGAACACAATCGGAAATGTTACAGTAGTTGCCAGAAACCCAGGTTCTTGGGGTAACGGTATTCAAGTAGCAATCATCGACTCACTTGCTGACCAAACAATAAATGGTCTAGATCCTACAGGTGTGACAGTTGGAATGGGTTTAACACAGAGTCTTGATGGTAAAGTATTAATTGGTTCTGGAACAACTTCATCCTTAACTGGATATTACCTCAAAGGAATAATTACTGAGGTTGGTGCAGGAACAAGTACTGTTAAGGTTAAAGTTAACTCATATATTGATCCAAATGGAGATGAAGTCGATGTAGACTACTCTGCAGGAGGAACATTCCAGTTTGAAACTGGTGCAGGAACAGTCGGTATCCATTCAGTGGGTGAAACTTCACCATTTGCAAGTAGAGTTTACAGTAACTCAGTTGATTGGTTCGATACACAGACAGTTCAAATTAGTTCAACAGGTATTTCAACAGTAACATATAAGTGGAATGCACTGGCAGGAAGACCAGGAACTTCAGCATTCGCAGAATCCAGAAAGTCCAAGAATGACGAAGTTCATGTTATTGTTTTTGATGGAAACGGAGCTATAACAGGAACTGTTGGTACTGTTCTTGAGAAGCACTTAAGTCTTTCTAAGGCAAAAGATGCAGTATTCTCAGCAGGAAGTCCATCATACTGGAGAAAATATCTTTATAATAATTCAGAGTTGATCTTTGGAGGTGGTGCACCTGCAGGTATAACAACTACAGGATATAGTTCTGGATTTACATTACAAGGAGATGATGCTTGGGATCAACCCGCAGAAGGTATAATTTTCTCAGCATCTGGAAATCAGACACTTACTCTTACAAATGGTTTCAACTATGATTATTCATCAGGTATCGGAACCGCAGGTGCTTTAGATTCAACTAAAGCAGATATCAACGGAGGATATGATATCCTTGGAAATACTGAAGAGTATGACGTTGATTTCTTAATTCAAGGATCTGCAAGTTACGGAAAAGAGGAAGCACAAGCATTAGCATCTAAACTTATCTCAGTTGCTGAACTAAGAAAAGATTCAATTGCTTTCATATCACCATATAGAGGTGCATTTTTATCAGAATCAGCTGATAATACAACTAATACTATAAACTCTGCTAATACAATTACAGATAATGTAGTATCATTCTTTGCACCATTACCTTCATCAAGTTACGCTGTATTTGACAGTGGATACAAATACATGTATGATAGGTTTGCAAATACATTTAGATATGTACCTCTAAACGGAGACATCGCAGGTATTTGTGCTAGAAATGATATTAACAACTTCCCTTGGTTCTCACCTGCGGGAACAGCAAGAGGTTCAATCCTCAATGCTATCAAACTAGCATACAATCCTACAAAAGCACAAAGGGATGTTCTGTATACCAACAGAATCAACCCAGTAATCTTCTCACCAGGAGATGGAATTATCCTATTCGGTGACAAGACAGGTCTTGCTAGAGCATCAGCATTCGACAGAATTAACGTTCGTCGTCTATTCCTCTTCTTAGAAGATGCGATCTCAGCTGCTGCTAAAGACCAACTATTTGAGTTTAACGATGAAATTACAAGAACAAACTTTGTAAATATAGTTGAACCATTCTTACGCGATGTTCAGGCAAAGCGTGGAATCACAGATTATGTGGTTGTTTGCGATCAGACAAACAACACTGCAGCAGTTATTGATGCAAATGAGTTCGTCGCTGACATCTTTATCAAACCCGCAAGATCAATTAACTTCATTGGTCTAACATTTGTTGCAACTAGAACAGGTGTTTCATTTGAAGAAGTAATCGGTAACGTTTAATTAGAGGTTTAAAAAATGCCCACTAGACAACAAATTAATCCACCCCCACTAAGAAAGATTACTGATTTTAAAAGTAAGTTAATTGGTGGTGGTGCAAGAAGCAATCTATTTGAAGTTGTACTCAACTTCCCTAGCATTGCTCCCGCAAGTTCAGAAGTTCTTGATAAAGCAAGATTCTTAGTTAAAGCAGCAAATTTACCTGCTTCAAACATATCTGACATAACAGTTCCTTTCAGAGGTAGGATTCTCCACGTAGCAGGAGATAGAACTTTTGATAGTTGGACAATTACAGTTATTAACGATACAGATTTTGCTATTCGTTCTGCCATGGAAGCATGGATGAATGCAATAAACAGAGTCTCTGATAATACAGGTTCAACAGATCCTGCATCTTATCAAGCAGACGCAACTGTTTTCCAACTAGATCGTTCTGGAGAAACACTCAGATCTTATCGTTTTTACGATATTTTTCCAACTCAAGTTGCTCCTATCAACCTATCATATGATACGGAAGGTATTCAAGAGTTTACTGCAGAGTTCCAAGTTCATTGGTGGGAAGCTGCCAAGGGTGTTGGTTCCGCAGCAGGTGGTGAAAATATCAACTAAATAAACATAGGAATATTTTAAGAGAATTTAATAATGGCGAAACTCTTTGGTTTTTCGATTGAAGATAATGAAAAGAAACCGAAAGGTATAGTATCCCCCGTTCCTCAGAATAATGAGGACGGGGCTGATTTCTATCTACAATCAGGATTTTATGGACAGTACGTAGACATCGAAGGTGTCTATAAGACTGAATACGATCTAATTAGACGGTATCGTGAGATGTCTTTACATCCAGAAGCCGATAAAGCAATAGAAGATATTGTTAATGAAGCAATTGTCAGCGATCTATACGATTCTCCTATAGAGGTTGAATTATCAAACTTAGACGCAAGTGATAAGTTAAAAAAGGCAATACGAGAAGAATTTAAAACAATAAAAGAAGTTATTGATTTTGATAAGAAGGCACATGAAATATTTAAGAACTGGTATGTTGATGGTAGATTATTTTATCTAAAAGTAATTGATGTAGATAAACCAGAAAAAGGTATTCAAGATTTAAGATATATTGATCCTTTAAAGATCAAACATGTTAGAAAAGAGAAGAAGAAAAACGATAAAGGAAATATACCTTTTGGTAGTAGAGCACCTATAGATTATCCAGAAATAGAAGAGCATTTCATATACACACCAAACTCAGGTGCTAATCGTGGACCTGGAAACTTTGGTGCTTCAAAGGCATCTATTAAAATTGCTAGAGATTCAATTTGCTTTGTTACATCAGGACTAGTTGATAGAAATAGAAATACTGTTCTATCTTACTTACATAAAGGAATAAAAGCACTCAATCAGTTAAGAATGATTGAAGATTCGCTAGTCATCTATCGTATGTCTCGTGCTCCAGAAAGAAGAATATTTTATATTGATGTTGGTAATTTACCAAAAGTAAAAGCAGAACAATATCTTAAAGATGTTATGATGCGTTATAGAAATAAAATGGTCT